ATGAGCAACAGAGGACAGACAGCCGGAGAGACGGCAACCGACAATGCAGATCGCATTCATCTCAAATGCGGTCTTGTATTCACCGACAAGCAAGACAGGGTTATGATCGAAATCGTCGGCAAGGCCTTTGCCAACCTTCGTGAGATAACCGGCATCCTGAACGGCCTGTACGAAGATTGCGAGAAGAACACACCGGCGGAAGTCGTAAAGGATTTTCTTTGTTTGAGTAGTCCGTGGTTCAATCTCCACATCAAACAACCAGAAAAATATGACCAGAACCTCTGCGGAAACATTGTTCAGCTGCTTGATGACACGGAAGCGCCAAAGGCCGAGGAGGCTTTCAACGCCGCAGGTTTCGCCGTAAGGGCATGAAGGAGGACGCACGATGAACGCGACAGACAAGAAGTGCAACCGCTGTTTCTTCGGCACCTGCATCGACAAGGAGCGGTACAAGTGCCATGTAAGCCGTCCAACGGCGAACGTGGGCTTCCCGAATGTCAACGCCAGCGACTACTGCAGCTACTGGACAGACCCGGAGACGATGGACAGGCCGTTCTTCTTCCTTCTACCTTCTGCCGAACGCCCCGCAAGTGTGGGACGCGACAAAGGACAGTCAACCGATAGCCAAGGAGGACAATGATGAAAACCGCTGACGGGAATGGGGCGGCGTTGAGAACTTACAGTATTCACCTGAACAGGACTCACGCGCTCGTGCTGCCGTACGATCTGCTAAGCCCACTCTACACATCGGGCTTCCCAACAGGCCTCCGCCGTGAAATGCTCGACAGCCTGTTCCAGTGGTATGTCAGAGGAGAGGTGAAGAAAATGAAAGCCCCCGCTGCGCACGCATACGTGAAAGCAATCATCAATGGACAAACCAAAAGAATGGCAGAGTCATGAAGATCGACACAAAGACAATGCTCGAAGCCTTCGAGGAAACTGGCGGGCGCGGAGACGTGCTGTCAATTCCAAGGGAAGACCTGGTGCGGCTGAAAGCCGTCCCGTTAGAACGGTTCGCACCGATTTTCTATCAGCTCTTCAAGTGGTTTGTCGATGGCGATGAAACGCCTCTTGAAGACCCTATCGCAAACGCCATGCTCGAAGGGTACAAGGAACATCAGCGGCAGAACGCCCTGCGGCGCAAGGCGTTTCTCGTAGCGCAAAAGGACAGGATAAACCGCCGGTGGCAAAAAGAAAAGGGCGAACATACCACGGAATACCACGGTAAACCAAATGGCTACCGTGGAATACCACGGAATACCACGGAATACCAAGTAAAAGCAAAAGCCGAAGCTAAAGCAGAAGCGAAAGCAAAAGCTTCTGATTTAGCTTCGGTAGGGGATGGGGCGTCGCGGGCGATTGCCGCGCCGCCCACCCCTATTTCGGTAAAGGAGGCACAGAAGTTCCTCGCGATGAACGCGCCGCAGATTTCCTCGCTGCCAGGCATGAGGACGGCGAAAGGACAGGCAACGGTGCTGTGCATGACACTCATAGGCGGTGAAATCGACAAGGCCGTGGAAGCGGCAGGCAACAGGATTCTCGACCGCGAAACGGAGGACGACTACGAGGACACTTACGACACGTTCGACGCTCCGATAATCTCCATGGCCGAGCGCATGGACGCAATCGGCAAGGAGAGCGAGTTCAGGAGGATTCTCGCAAAGGCGATGGTCGATTCCGAGGATGACGAGGTGGACAACTCCGCCGCATTCGTCATGGCGCGATGCAAGAAGGGCATGGAGGCGATTCTCGCGCTGAACAAGGGCTAGCGGTTGGCGCGTATGTACTTCATGACTGCATCGTGCGTTTCTCTGTAGAGACGCTCCGCCTCTTCAAGGTCTGATGGCGAGGCAGACTGGTCGGATTGAAGCTTCTTCAATTCGCGCTCTGCCCTCTGTGCGTCGGGTATGAGGCCCGTATTTCCACCTCTGCTGTGCACGATGAGGGTTCCCCGGACATCATCTGCAAGCAGCGGATTCGAGGATCGCAGGTCTGCAAGAATCACCTGCCTTGCGTTTTCGTCCAGCAGATCGTCAACTTCGTAACCGTGGTATTGCTTTTCAGCCTCAAGGAATCGGTTGACCATGTTCTCGTAGGGCTTGCGGTCGTAGGTCGAGCCGCCCGCACCAAGCAGCGAAAGCGGTATTGTGATAAGCGACTTGCCAATGCCGTTCTGCTCCAGCTGCTCCTTCACGTCCTCGAAGGTGAGCGGCACAGCTGCGCCAATAGCGGCATCCTTCCACGTATACTCGTTGCCCACGTAATCGCGACCCTCCATGAGCGAGACGAGTTCGGAAAGCCACGGCGAGGTCTTGCCCTGCACGTAGCGCCCGATCACGCCCCAGACCGTCGGCCCGCCATACGACCCCATCTCCGCCATCCTGCCTGAACCCGTCCTGACCTTCCCAGAAGTCGCGAGCTTCCATATCTTATGAGCCGCACGGTTTACAGACTGCTCGCCGCCCGTCAGGTCGATGGTCGTGTTGCCGACCTTCGGCGAGGCAAGCATCAGCAGCTTCTCGAACCAGTCAGCCTGCCCGAAGTCGTACCAGTCGTCCTCGTCGGCGAACAGCCACTTCAGAAGCGCGCCGAGCGCGATCATCGCCAGCGAAGACTTGAAGTGTTCCGACGCGCCGATCTTGAACATCGTCTTGCGCTCCTCGGCCGAAACGGCATCGAAGGCGCCCGTCTCGGCGTTCTCCACGCCCTTGGCGACAAGCGGATGCCACACGTCGTAGAGCGCGGCGGACTGGATGCGGGAAATGGCGAGCTGCGGAGCCCAGAGGATGTCGTTGACCCAGGCTTTCTGCAACGCCTGTCTCCGCTCCTTTGAGAGCGCGGCGGAGCCGTTCCAGACGTTGATCATGTCCGCAACCATCTTCTTCTGCCATGCCGTCGGGCCCGCAGGGAAGCGCGTCCTGTCGTTCACGATTGACGAGTACAGTTCCGCAGACACGGCGTTCAGATAGGTGATGTAGTGCCGTTCGCTCTTCAGCATGAACTCGCCGAAGAAAGGAATGTCCGTTATAGACACCTCCTTGCCGAAAATGCGTACCTTGTTGCGCTCCATGCCGTGGAACATCTCCACGTCTCGGGCGCTTGTCGCATCGACTTCGCGCATGTGCAGGCCGTATTTTGCGACGGCCTCCTGGATTGACGGATCGGACATGATCTCGTCGTTCACTACCGAGAGATTCGCCTCGGAGTGCGCGGCGTTCCATGCCTTGCCAAACGCCTTTGCACCCATGAAGGGATGCGCAAGCGTGATCCTCGCGGACTGCCGTAGGACGGCGGAGAAGTCCATCGTCGCCCGCAACGCGCGCTGGGCCGTCGTGACAAAACGCAGGTAGTCACCCGCCTTGCGCCAGAATGACGGCAAGGTCGCGTCTTCCGCCTCAAGGCGCATGTCGGCCAGCTTCTGCCGTGCCTTCTTCATCTGCTCGCCCATCGCGTCGTAGCGCTTCTGCATTTCCGGCGGCATGGGCGGCTGAGGCTTCTTCTGCGGGCGAAGGTCTCCGTTCACGATGCGCTCGGCAAGGCGCATGAGCGCCTTTTCGCGGTTTGCCATCTTGCGGGCGTTGTAGGCGTCCAGCTCCTCCGGCGTCATGCCGAACTCGTACTTTGCCGCCTTGAGCTCGCGTATCTGTTCGCGCACATCGTTCAGCCGGTCGCGCAGCGCGTCAATCGATGGCGATTCCACGCCCGGGCGTTTCGGGCGCTTCGAGAAGTCTCCCGACCGCGCCCTGTCCAAGTCCTCCAGCGCGTGTTCGAGTTCCCTGCCAAGAAGCCGCTCCGCGAGCTTCACGCGCTGCTCGTCGGTCAGTCCGCGCTCGGTCTTGAACAGTTCGTCGTAGGACTGCTGAAGCGCGTCCCTGCGCTTCTTCAGTTCGCGCAGCTCGATGTCTTCCGGCACCGTGCGGTCGCGTCCGGGGATTCTCTCCCCCGTCTCGATTGCGCGTTCAAGGTCGGCGATGCGGTTCTTCACGCGCGTCTTCGCGGATTCGAGGACGCCTTTCAGCCGCCGCTCGTCGCGTCCAGCGTCCGGGACTTCATTCTTGCGCTCCTGCACCTGCTTCTGGAGGTTGCGCGTCGTGTCGGACGGCTCGTCGCGCACCATGCCCGTCAGCGGCGGCATGGTGTTTGTCTCGTCCATCCAGTCCATCTGCCGCTTGAGGCGAGCCTGTGAGCGCAGGTCGTTCATCAGCCGCTGCGCGTCGTAGCGGGACTGGCGGAAGTTGTGGCCGAAGCCCGTGAGCGCGTCGCGCACCTGGTTCTCGTCAACGCCGTCCATGAACGGAGAGATGTCCTCCACGATTGCCCGGACGCACTCTTCTTCTGTGATGTCTGGATTCTCGAAGCAGTGGAATTCGCCGATGGCGCGGAGCCATTTGCCCCAAGCCGGGTACTGCTGGTCGGAAAGCCCGACGAGCGTGCCTCCGACCTCCGCCGCGCCGACCTCGATCTGCGCCAGCGCGTCGTTGTAGTTGTGCATGACGCGCTTCGCCTCGTCGCCCTGCTTGCGCTCCGTGGCCTTGCGCACCTTGTCGCCGCGCTTGATCTGCTCGACGATCTTCTCCGCGTGGGCCTTCAGCCGCACCGTGGCGAGGTCGCGCCCCTCTTCGTCGAGGGAGGCGAACTCGCCCGCGATCTCGCGGATCTTCGCGTCCATTTCGGGCGTGATCTTGTCTGCGCTGCCGAGGGCCGTGGCCATGCGTCCCGAAATCCCGGCATACGAGAGGTCCGTCTGGTCGATGAGGCCACGGTTCGAGCGCAGACGGCGGCCCGCCTCCGAAGAGCTCCGCGTCAGCGCAAACCCGGTCTCGTGCATGAGCGCCTTCGCCTGTGCGAGCCGTGACGCGGCCTCGCCATACGCTTTCCTGGCCGCTTCCAGGCTCTCGCCATAGTCGGCGTCGCGCTCCCCCTTTGGAATCGCGTTGATCGCGTCAAGCGTCTCCTTCCGGCTGTCCGCGACGGACTGCGCCGCGTTCACCGCCGCCTGGCGACGGCGGAACAGGACATTGAGCGCGTTGTTCTCGTAGTCCGCGATGTTGCGCGGGAACTTCGCCACCGCACTGGAGAGCTTCGCCATGTAGGACGGGTTCGACAGGAGCGCCTCGGCCTGCTTCCACGCCGTCTCGTCCGTCTTTCTGACGTGTTTCGGCGGCTCCATTGCTGCGGCCTTGAGCGCCGTAGCGATCTCGTCATTCGTCATGCCGTAGACTTCGCGCATGACCTTCTCGGTCGGCGTCTTGTCCTCGATCTCGACGTAGGCCTGTTCGGCTGGCGAGAGTTCGGGCGAATCGAAGTCGACGTCTGCGACTGGAATCTTGCTGACCTTCGGCGTCTCGCCCTTGGCGTTCGCGCGGAGGTGTAGGTCGGCTGTCTTCGTCGCGGCGTTCCTCGGGCTTGCGAAGTCCTCCGCGTCCATGAGCGGAATCAGCTCCTTGACGGTCGGCGCGGAAAGGCTCTTCGCGTCGCTTTCGCGTCTGGCGACATACTGCCCGCCGCCGGGCTTCGCAATGAGCCAGTTGCCGTACGCGGCGACGCTCCTGTCCGCGACGGCCTGCACGACGAGCGGCGTGACTTCGCGCTCCAACTGCGCCTGGCGGGCGCGCAACTTTATGAGTTCGCCGCGCATCCCCTCGTAGTCCTTCTGGAGCTTGTCTGCATCGTCGGACATCTTCTTCGCCTGACGCTCCATGTCGTTCAGCGAGTTCTCGTATGCCTTCGCGTAGTCCGGCGACACGGCCTCGAGGATCCTTCCCTTGAACGCCGTCATCGCCGCCGTCGTGAAGTCTGGGACGAAGCCTGAGTAGTTGATCTCGCGCTCGATGCCGAGCAGTGGGACGGCCAGCTTGAACTTCTCGTCGCCGTACCTGTCGAACGCCAGCACAAGCTCGACACCGTTGAAGTCGCCCAAAACCGTCCTCTCGGCGCGGTCGTAGCGGTCTTTCGTGAGAAGTCTCGTCATCTCGCCAGAAACGAGTTCGGCCATGTCCTTCATCTTCTCGACGGAGCGACCGTCGGGCGTCGTCAGCGCGAACGACCTGCCGTCGTTCTTCTCGCGCCATTCCTTCACGCCCTCCTGCTCCTGCGCGAACTCGCCGCGCTTGCGCTCAAGGATCCGTCCCGACGCCTCTGCCTTGTCCTTGTTCCGGCGGGCGGACGTAAGCGTGGATTCCGTGTTGAGCTCAAGCTTGTGGGCGCGCTTCTTCACGTCGATGAGTTCCATGAGCGCCTTGTTGCCCGATGCAAGCCCCATGAGCATGTCGCGGTCCATCGCGCTCTCGTCCATGTCGATCTCGCGCCTGGAATCGTCGCCGTGCATCACCTGGTCGATGAGCTTTGACTTCACGCCAATCAACTGGTGGTTCTTCGTCTCGTAGGAGCCGATGTTGGCGTTGCCCTTCGTGAGGTAGTAGAAGATCTTCCCCTCCTTGTAGGTGTTGCCGGGGCGGATGATCCGCCCGATCGCCTGTTCGTCCTCGGACGGCTTCCATCCCGGATGCAGAAGGTGGATGGCCGCAAGCCGCTCCTGTACGTTCGTGCCCTCGCCCATCTTCGGACGCGAACCGATGAGGACGCGCACCTCGCCGGAGCGCACCTTGGCGAACAACGCGCTCTTATTCGCGTCCTTGTCGCCCTTGGACTTGTCGATGTCCTGGACAATGGCGATCTCCCCCTTCGGGATTCCCGCCGCCACGAGCAAGTCGCGGATTTCATCGTTGAGGTTGTATGCGCCGCCCTTTCCGCCGCGCCGCGCGAGAGAATCGAAGACTCCCCTCGTCTTTTCGTCGCTTGCAGCCATGTAAGCGTCAACCATGTCCCTCGTCTTTTTGGACTCGTTGAAGATGTCCGTGAAGACAAGCTGGGCGCCGCGATTGTCCGCCGTCTCGTCGTACACCCTCTTGATTTCGGCGACGGCGCGGACGATCTTGTTGCCGCCGTCCTCGAAACCGAGCAAGCGAGGCGTCAGGCAGGCGTTCTTCGCGATTCGCGTCAGCGTCAGGTACTTGTTCCGCTGCTCCTTTGTCGGTGGAATGGCGGCTTCTCGCGCCACCATTTCCATGATCTGTTCCTGGGCGGGCGACATGTCCACGTCGATCATGTGGTACTTCGGCTTCGGGCGCGGAATGTCCAACTGATCGGAATTCACGATGTCAACGGCGCTCCGCAGGAGCTTCATCAGCTCCGGGATGTTCACGAACGCCGAAACCTTATCCTTCTCCTTGACGGTCTTGCCGTCCGTGGAGAACTCGCTTTCGGTGGTGATGCGACCGAACGCATCCACGAAATCGTCAAAGTGCTTCAGCCCCTGCTCATCAAGTTTGTTCGGTACAAGGTATTTCAGCATGACATACGCCTCGACCACGGGGGCGTTGGAAAGAGGCGTGCCGGTCGCGAACACGACGCCACGGTCGCCGCCGTGCAGGGACTGGACGTACTGCGTCTTCATCAGCATGTCCTCCGCCCGCTGGCTGTCGCCCTGAGAAAGCCCGCCCGTGCGCCCCTGCCGCGTAGTGATCGGCATGCCCTTGAAGTTGTGCGCCTCGTCCACGAAAAGCTGGTCAACGCCCAGTTCCTCGAACGGCACGATCTGGCTGTCGTGGTTCTCCGCGTTCGCGAGCTTCTTGAGCTTCGCTTCCAGCCGTTCAAGTTTCTTCGTGGCCTGATCGACGGAGATCTTCTCCCCGGCTTCGCGCATCGCGGCGATTGCCTCGATGAGATCCTTCCGTTGCGCCTCCATGAATTCCTTCTGGTACTCATCGGACATGGCGAGCTTCTTGGAGAACGTGGAATGCTTCACGACGATTGCGTCCCAGTCGCCGTTCGCAACCTGCGCGAAGAACGCCCGGCGGTTCGCGGGAGTTACGTCGGTCTCGGACATCTTCAGGATGTTCGCGTTCGGGAACGCCTCCACGAATTCGTTCGTAAACTGCTCAAGCATGTGGTTTGGGACGACGTACATCGGCTTCTTGAAAAGCCCCAGATGCCGACCCAGAACGCCTATCGACTGCATTTCAAGCGTCTTGCCCGCGCCAACGCAGTGCGCAAGGCAGAGCGAGCCGCCGCCAAGGACGCCGCGCGCGATCACGGCTGACTGGTATTCGCGGCCCTTCTTCGGCTTGTTCGGGTCGCCGCCCTCGAAAAGCTTGCCGAGCGTCTCCTCGCTCATCCCGGCGGAGCGGAACGGGAGGACGTTGTTCGGCAGCTTGATTTCCACCATGTCCGTCATGACGGCGTTGTAGCGCTCGTACATCGGAGCCGCCCACTTGTCGCTCGACTGGATGAACTGCGAGAACGCGGAATGAAGCTTCTCCGCAGCAAGCTTGTTCGCCTCCGTCTTCCGTTCATCAAGATGGCGTTTCTTGTCGATTGGATCGGTCTCGTAGTGGTTCATCGAGCCGTGGTTCAACACGCGACTGACGAATTCCTGCGGCGACCAGCTCGTTTCACCCCACGGATCTTCGTTCATGACGCGCCCGAACTCCACGTTCCACTGCCCCGTCACCTCGTTCTTCCCTAGGCTGATGCGCATGTTCTCCGCGCCGAAAGCGTCCCGCAGGAAGTCCTTCATGCACTCCTGGTCGACCCACGTCGCGCCGAACTTGATCTCCGCATCCTCAAGCCGCACCATCGGCGGCTGCACCTTTTCAAGGGCCTCGACGTTCGCGCGGAAGGATTCCTCGCCCGCCTCGACGGCGGCACGTGCCGCCGCAAGCTTCGCGCGGACGCGCCCAGAGAGGTATATCCACGACGGCTCCAGAAGCCCCGTCTGCGGATTCTCGAAAGCGTCTCCGCCCTCTTTCAGTTTCTTGACAGCCTCCTCGCCGCTCACGCCCAGCAGTTCGGCGATGCGCGGCACGTTGATCGCGCCTGATTCCGAGTAGGAGATCACGAGCGCGTCCTTCGGCGTGTCGGCCTTCATCGCCCGCTGGCCGCGCGAGATGACGCGCTTCGTGAAGATGTCGGACTTCACGATCCTGCTCTCGTCTTTGCCGGTCTTTTCGTTCTTGAACTTTTCGACGCGCTCCAGCGCAAGCATCCTGTTTCCGTCCGCCTTGTCGAGCAGCACGAACGGCGAAATCCACTTGTCGTGAAGCGTTCCGTTCTTCTGCACGAATGCGTCGTAGACCGCGTTCAAATTCGCGAGGAGCGGTGCAAGGTCGGCTTCCACAGTGTCGCTTTCGGACATCTGCGCATCGATGACATCGCGCATGGCCTTGCGGAGCGCAAGGAGACCTTCCATGATCCCCGATGGCGTCCTCCCGCGCCTCTTCATCTCATTCGCAAGTTTTCGGTCGTTCGGAAGCGCAATCGGCTCCAGCAATTCGCCGCTCTTGATGAACGCCTTGCCGTCCTTCATCGTGACGTTGCCCTGACGCAAGCCCTCCTTGTCGTAGACAGGCGTATGGTCTTGCCGCTCGGCGACCGCCGCGCTCTTCAGGAGCGCGTCACGGTCAACGCCATTAAAGGCGTTATTCACCGCATTGCCGACCTTCTCCAACATCGACGCGCCGTCCGGCATAGTGTACTTCAGCGTCGGCCCGAACTGTCCGCTCGCAACCTCCATCGTGCCGATGACCTGCTCCGGGTGGTTCTGGAAGTAGCCGTTGTACGCCAGCGGCTTCTCGATCCTTCCCTTGCGGCGCACCCACTCTTCGGTCTTGCCGTACTCCACGCCTTTCTCAAACGCCGAGTTGTCGGGACGGCCCTGCACCTTCTGGACGACCACGAGGTCGCTTGCGACGTCCGTCCCCGCGTTTTCGGAGAAGAACCCGTTGGGCATACGCACCGCGCCGACGATCTTGCCGCCGTGCTCCGTGAGGAACTGGCGGAGGATCGGACTGGTCTTGTCGAGCGTGCCCGTCGAGGTCAAGAACGCCATCACGCCGCCCGGACGCAGCTTCGCGAGCGTCTTGGCGAAGAAGTAGTCGTGGATCTTGAACATCTTGGACGAGAGCGAGCGGTCGCTGATCGGCACGTCCGCATACGGAACGTTGTCGATGGCGAAGTCGAAGAACCCGTCGGGGAACTTCGTCTCCTCGAACCCCCCAATGGTCACGCGCTGGTTGGGGAAGAGCGCCTTGAGCATTTCTCCCGTCAGCACGTCCTTCTCCACGAAATGCCAGTTGACAGGCTTCTCGTATTCGCCTGCCGCGCTCGCGAAGTTGCCCGTTCCGGCGGACGGCCCGAGGAAGCGCCCTCCCTTCACACCGATGTTGCGCAGCGCGTCGTGAAGCACCCGCACGAAATCCACTGGCGTGTAGAACGCTGTCGAGGCGGACGCCTTGGCGGATTCGTACTCGCTGTCGTTCAGGACGGAGCGCAGCTCCTTGTGGAGGTCATACGCGCTCTGACTGACCCTCTCGCGTCGCAGGAGGGACATTGCGCGGTCGCGTTCGCCCGTGCGTTCGAGGTCGTAGGCGCGTTCGAGCGCGTAGCCGAACACCTTCTCTCGCAAGCCGCCCCATCCGACGAACTTGGCGAGCGTCGCCTGCTCTTCCGGCGTCGCCGCATAGTCACGGGCCTTCAGGTCGCGGATGAGCTTTATCGCGTCGAGGTTGTTGCGGACGCGCTGCGCGGTGTTCTTTTCGAGAATCGCGTCCTCGACGGAGCGCGTCATCACGAAGTCGCGGCGCGGCGGATTCGGTTTCGTCGCGTCTGCGGCCTTGTCGGCGCGCTTCTTTACCCGCGATACTCCGACCTGATCCCCATCTTCCGTGCGATCTCGCCCAGACGCTCGTTCGCCCAGCTCGGATCCTCCGCGATCTCCGACGGCATCGTCTCCATCAGCAGCTTCGTTCCCGGCGTGTCCTTGCCGTACTCCTTCCGGAGCTCCCTTATCAGCCAGTCCCTCATGCTGTCCGGGAAGCTCCCCAGGTCGCTTACCGTCCACTCGCGCATCGGGATTTTCAGTCCGTACTCGTCCACCGGCCAGTACTCCTCCGGGTTGTCGCTCTCCTCCTCCGGCGGCGGATTGTCCCGCAGCCAGTCCGACGGATCCACCCCCTCCGGCGGCGGGTTCTCCTGCAAGAACTTCTCCGCGTACTCCTCGTCTGACATTCTCATCAGCTGCCTCCTTGTCTTGTGCCTCTATTATACCAAAAACGCGCTCGGCGTCCTTGCGCGAGACCTCATCAAGGCCGCGCAAGTCTGCGATCTGGTTCCACACGTTGCGGAGGACGGGCTTCGCCCGCCCGTACTTCGCCGCGTCGCGCTCGTAGATGTAGGTGGCAAGGGCCTTGAACTCCCTGTGCCCGCTCTCGACAAGCACGTCGACGAGCTTGCCCACACCCGTGACGAGCTTCCCGAACCTCTCCGGGTCGAAGTCGGGCGTGTCGAAATCCACCTCCCCGTCAAACTTCCTGCGCGTTCCGTATTTCGAGTATCGAAAGCCCGCACCGGGGTCGTTGATGTCGATGCGCGGGTCAATGAACCGCACCTTCCCGGACTTCGCGTCGATGAATGTGTTGCGCCCAGGCTGGAAGTCGTACACGACGAACTGCCGGTTGTAGGCGACCTTCTTCACGGCCGGCACGATTTCGCCCTCGTCTCCGTCGGACGAAGAGTAGTCGCCGTACTCGCCCGTCTCGGCGGGACGCGAGGAGAGATCCATGAAGGTGAAGCCCTGCGGACGGGATTTCATCAGCTGCCAGATCTGCGCGTACGTCGGCTGGACGATCCGCCCGTTCTCCGTCTTCGGTGTGACGAACGGCTGGCGGAGGATCAGGTAGAACTCGCGGTAGCCGTCATGCTCATGTCGAACGATGTCATCAAGAACATACTTCTCGCCCGGAAACAGGTAGTTGTGGTAGACGACCTTGGCGAGTTCGTCGATTACGTCGCCAATGGACAGCGGATGAATTTGCCGGACCTTGACGACCCAGCCGTCGCCTGTGTCGAAGACCTCGCTTTCGGTCCCGCTGTCGAGTTTTCTGTACTTCTGGGAATACGCTACGGACGGAGATTGAGCACTGCCTGTACCCACTCTTCCCCATTCGGATCCCCCTCTACGGACTTGCGAAGCCGCTCTTCCGTAAACTTCCGAGCCGCCGCGCGCTCTTCGTCCGTCCATACGGGCGGATTCCAGAGATAGGATGTATTGCCAGAGTTTTCCATGTTCTTTGCCTGTTGAAGCCGCGATCTCGTCCGCCCTGAACCTCGGATAGCGCAGACGGCCCTTCCTTACGTCCTCGGCGAACTGCCTTTGGTCGGCTTCGGTGAGAATTGTACCATTTCTGATCTTGGACTTCAACCCGTCGAGTTCGGGCGTGTCGAAGTCGATTGCGTCAAGCGCGGCCTTCGCCTTGCGCTCCGCCGCCTCGTCCTTCATCCTGACGGACGGCGTTTTCGGTGCTTTCGGCGCAGGCGCGGCTGGCTTCGTCTCCAGTGTCGCATACATCACCATCCCCATCGCCTCCGCCTCCTCCGGCGTGACGCTCTTTCTGATTGTTCGGCCGTTCTCCTCGATTTCTACGGTGACCTTGTGGAATCCGTTCTCAATCGGAACGCCGCCGACCATGAGCGTCTTCGGCATCTTGCCGCCAGCAACGGGCTTCGCGGGCGTTTCAGCCGTTAGGCCCTCCTTCAGAACCGCCGCATCGACCGATTTCCGCCCCTCTGCGGGCTTTGCGGATTTCGGCGGCGTCGTTGCCTCTGCTCCCTTCGGCGCGCTCACAGGGCCGTTTTCGCGCGTCTGCGGCAGCGGCTTGACGCCGACAATCTCGGACCTGCTGAAGGTATCGGCCTGCTCGTTGCCCCACGGATCCCTGTAGCCGACCGTCACGCGGTCGCCCCCGATGGATTTGACCGTGCCGAGAATCTTCTGACGGGCGTTGATTTCGCCGCCCGTGTCGTGCTGGACGACCACTTCCCGCTTGGGCGCAATGTCGCCTTCCATTGGCGCGACATAGCCCTCAATCGGCTCCTTCGTGCCGTCCTTGCCCGTGAAGACGGCGGTCTCCGCCTTGGACGCGGTGGCTTGCGCCCCCTTCACGGGACGGGCTGGCTCTGCCGACTTCTCGGCAACGGGTTCCGGTCTCTGCGTTCGGTTGAACAGGTCTTCGCCCTCGGCTCCGCCGAGATCCATGAGAGACTGTCCGACCTCGCCCGCGCCGCCTTTCAGCGGAGCGGCCTTGCGGCGCTCGATTTCCTCCTTTTCCGCCCGCTTCCTGTTTTCCTCCGCGATCTGGTCGCCCGTGACGCTTTCCAGTTCAAGGTTCTCCTTCGGGGCGATGCCGAGTTCCGCGTCAAGCGCCGCCTTGTCGGCCTCGTCGAGCCGCACGGCGTTGCGCCAGTAATCCGCCTTTTCGAGCGCTTTTTGACGCGCGTCCGCGAGCTGCTTCCTGTCCTTCGGGTTCTTGATGCCGAGTTCTCGCGCATACGCCTTGTTGAGGTCGAGGCGACCGCCCTTCTGCATGGCCGTCTGGAGGACGCTCGCGACGCGCCCGTACTCGTTCGCCTTCTCGACGCGCTTGGCGGCGCGTTTCTCCTCCAGGGCCAGCAGGGCCAGATCCTCTTCCGACGTGAAGAGGTCGAGCTGCGTCTCCCCGTCTGCCGCAGGGGCCTTGCGCCTCTTCGCCTCCTCTGCCAGCGAACGCGCCACGATGGCGAGCCTGTCGCCCCGCAGCCCGTCCTGCGCCTTCTTGACGAGGATTCGCTGGACGGCTCCGTTGCGCGGGTGGGCGTCCCTCGGCGCGGCCTTGGCGATGATGCCTGCCTGTTCGGGCGAAATCAGCCCATCGGCTCCGCTTCCGCTCCAGTCAATGGCCGCCCGAGTGCCTTCCGTAGCACCTTCGTAAAGCTCGAATGCAAGTCTGCCCTTGCTCCGCGAGAGGAATCCTGCGGCTTCTGCTGCGGCTCTTGACGGCTTGGCGTTCTCGAAGTATCTGATGTAGTCATGTTCGGTTCCTTTCTCGTCGATGATGTTTGAGATTGCGTCCAGGTTGCGCATGTCCTCCGGCGTGTAGCCGTCCGCCTCCCTGAACACGCGCGCCAATATATCATTTTTCCCGTTCCGCTTAGCGAGATCGAACCTGTGACGGCCTGTCACGAGTTCCTTCGTACCGTCCTTGCGGACATAGACGACCACGGCGTTCTCCGCGCTCTCGAAGTATTCCCCCTTGAGTTCCTGTCCCTTCACGACGCCCGTCTTCGGGTCTGCGCCCTCCTTGAACTGCGTGTCGGGAAGGGAGATCTCTCCGACCGGGACGCGCACCGGCTTCTGGTTGTCGTGCATGACGCGCAGGAAGTCGCGTTCCGTCCGCATGGCAGTGGGCGCTTCCGCCACGCCCGTCTTCGCGGCCTCTACAGCCCCGTGTCGCGGAGCTTCGCCGCCCTGCGGCTGCGCTTCCACTGGTCGCGCCGCTTCTCCGCCTGCCGGTTCCGGCGCTCCCTGTTCGGGCTGCGCTGGCGCTTCATCGCGCACATTCCCTGTCTCATCCTTCACCTCCGTTGTTGTTTTCCGCTCTTCCACAGGGAAGAACTCAAATCTCTCCGGCACGTCGGCACGCCCTTCGACGATGCCGCCCTCGCCGCGCCCTGCGGTCTTCCACCGCGCCATCATCGTCTTCACGTCCGCCGACGAGTACGTCTTGCGCAGCTTCAGTTTCCGCGCCGCGCTGTTCACCGCGCTCACGAGCCTGTCGAGTTTCGACGGCTCCCTGTCAAGATTCGCCGCCGCGTAGTGCGCGAACACCTCGCCGAGGTTGCGGTTCACGGCTTCCATGTCACGTGCGCGGACTTCGCTGCGGGCTCCTGCGACGACGTCCTTCTTGAACGCATCGAACTCCTTGGCGCGGACGTTCTCCGCGAACTTGACCGCCCCGCCGCTCCCGCCGAACTCGGCGTTCGGCCCGCCGTGCCCGACATGCTCGTGGCCGAGGATGCGCGGGATGTCCTCGACTCCCTTGATGTTGTCGAGGATGAGGAACGCCACGCCGTGCCTCTTGCCTCCGCTGCGGTTGTCGGAAACGTAGAATGCGTCGCGCCCCGCCTTGTCGGGGGTGCGCAGGAAGCCCGTGTCTGTCAGCCCGTTCCACGAGCCGCCGTTGGCCGCGATGAGCCCGTCTATCGCGTCTGCCGCGTCTTCCATCGTCGGGTAGTAGAGCGTGTCCCAATTGCCGTACTTCTCGGCCTCCGTGCGGATGACCCGCTCCTTGACCTGGCGGTCAGAGTTCTGGACCTGCTGGATCAGCGCAAGCATCTGCGCCTTTTCAATGGCCTCGTCGATGCTGTCCGCCGTTTCGGAGTTCCTGTAGCTGTCGTATGCCGTATAAGTCCCGTCGCCGTTGTCGATGATGGCGACTTTTGCGTTTTCGTCGATGGCGATGTTGAAGACGCCGTTCACGCCGCCATAGTTGTCCTTCACGTTGACCTTCGTGAATCGCGGGACGGGGCGTCCGTCCGCCCCGATTTCAGACGGGACGGTGAACTTCACGGGCTCTATTCCGCGCGAGCGCAGCTCACGCGCCATGAGTTCGCTTGCCCCCGCTTCCGGCGGAAGCGTCACGTCGGGGTTGTCCGGCATCGGAACGCCGGAGACGTCCCCCTCGCGCAGTCCAAGGCGCTTGTAGTTCTCCTTATCGCGGCGGAAGAAGCGAAGGTTCTCCTCCGTGAAGCCGAGCGAACGAAGCGTCTTCGCATACGCTTCCGCCTCTTTCGCCGTCATGTCGGAAGGAAGCCCCGACCTGTCCTTCAGGTCGCGGAAGCGCTTTCCGTTCTTCAGCGTCCCGTCTTTTTCAGCCTTAAGGAGGTCTGCGGTTCCCTCGTTGAACCACATGGCGTTGAACGTCGCGCCACGCGGAGATTTCGTGCGCTTCCACGCCGCGTCCTCCACGTCCCTGCGGTACTGCGCCCTCTGGCCTATCAGCTGTACGCCGCCCATCGCAAGCGACATCGCGACGCCGCTTTTCGCGCCCTCGTAGCCGGCCATCGTGATCTTCATCGGGTCGACGTCTTCGCCCCTTGCATATTCTGACGCGCCCTCGTTGAACGCAGCCTGTCCGCCGAACAGCAACCCCGATTCGACCGTGGAGACGCCAACGTCCTTCACGGTGTTCTTGAAGAGCCACTTCGTGCCGCTCCGAACGATGCCGCTCATGGAGTTTGCCTCTCCGTCCATCACGGACTTGCCGAGCGCCCTTGCGACATTCTGCCCGAATCTATTGCCGACCCATGTCTTCAGCGGTCCTTTCGCGACAACGCCCATGATCGCGGCATTGATGACGCCGCCTGTGGAGGCGATTCTGTCCGCCTCCTCATGCGACTTGCCGCTCTCCCGCGCCTGCTTGTAGAGGTTGTCGTAGTTGTCCGCATAGCCGTTCGCGACAAGCGTCGGCGTGGCCAACCCGCCCGTGGAGACGATTGGCATGATGTCGCCCGCAAGGTTCGAGAAGAACTCGTCTGAAGCGTGGAAGCGCTCGTCATTGCGCTTCTTCAATCCCTCCGCGTAGTCGATGATCGCGTCGCCAATGCCGTCGAGCCACCTGCGCGGGGCGTCGCGCTCGTCCTTCCCGTCCTCCGTCTCGCCCTTGTGCGGCGCGCGTCTGACCGCCCACATCGTCGGTTTGCCCGTCCGTGCGTCCGTTCCGGCAACCTGACGGAACGTCGGCTTTCCGCCCAGGCCGCGGCCAATCGAGTTCAGGACTGACCCGACAAAATCGATTCCGCCATGTATGACGTTCTGCGTACCCTCGCCAATGCCCTGTACCCAGCCCTCTCCGGCTCCTTTTGCCGTTTCCAGAGCAATCCTTCCGTACTCAACGCCGGCGGATGCCTTTTGCGTCTTGTCAGGCGCGGTGCGCTTCTTGTGCTCGTAGGCCATGCCACGGTCGCGCTTGATGTCGTCGGAAACCTCATCCCAATGTTCATGCAGCCAGTCGTTCCACTTCGCCTGGTTACCCTTCATGTGGGTATCGTGGACTTCCTGCGCCATCTTCTGAGCGGATTCCTCGTCGTCGGCCATGCCCCAATGCTCGCCCGTCTCGGCATAGTGCTTGACAGCCTCCTCCTGTGACAGTTCCTTCCCGCCGACAACCGTAGGCACGACGGCGAACTTTCCGTCATCGTGCCGCACAAGCATCGACGATGTAGTGGAGTAGCCGATCACCTTGCCGTCCTTGTTGCGGCGAAAGAGAACCTTGCGGCCATCGTTTCGGAGATTGCCGCCCCATTGGTTGCGCTCGCCGTCCGGCAACCGCTCTTCGCCCCCGTCTCCGTCCTCCCAGCTCAAAGGCTCCACCTTCTCCTCATTCCCGCCCGTCGTGCTGACGGCACGCGGCCCTGGCTTCTCATGTGACATCTGCACGACTTCGCCCTCGGCGCCGTTCTTGGACGGCAGAGGGGTCGAATGGTCGTCCGCCGCCGGGACGGGCGAGGGTTCCTGTCCGTATGCCTTTTCAAACTCCGCGTCGAGGTCTGCGTCTTTCTGCGCTGAACCCGTATCGCTGTACATCTTGTCAAACTCTTCATCCAGATCCATTTCGGGATTCCTTTCCGAGATTACCTTGCCAGCGACGATTTCCACGCCTTCCACGCTTCGCGATATCGCTTCTTCTCTTCCGTTGGCAACTTGGCGTATTCATCGCGCGAGAGTTCCCTGAACGCATTTCCGCCATTCCCCTGTTGTCCAACTGCCGCCCCCTGCCGACCCTCTTCTCCACCGGAGGACGACTGCGGGCTCTCTTCTCCGCCACTGACGTCATCATTGATTAAGCCGATCATGTCCATCAATACGTTCTTGATTCCAGTTTGATATTGTCCGGCTTCTTCCTCGGTCATCCCTGCGCCTTGTCTGGTCTGATTGAAGTTCCTCGCTATTGATGCAGTGAGTTTCTGCTTCATCGCCTTGAGCCGCGCCGCCGCCTGTTCCTTCCGTGCGGCCAGTTCCTTGTCGCGCATGTAAATCTTGTCGCGCTCCAGCTGCATCCGCTCCGGGCTCATACCACCGCCCCTGCCAGATCCCATGAACTCCTTCACGTCACCGAAGTAGGACGAAAGCATGGCGTTTCTGATGTCGGTGTCAAGCGGATTGTCGATCTCCACGAGAGGACGGCCGGTCTTCGGATCAGGCTGCACTTGCCCGTTGCCGTCGAGCGCATACCTCACGAAGTGGAGCTTGCCGTCGGTGAACGGCTGGCCCGTTGTCTGGTCGATGGTGCCGATGTAGTTGTACTCCCTGCCCTTGTCGATCATCCCGCCTTCAAGGAGTTCGTTGTTGAACGCATCCACCTGCTTCTTCGTGACGGTCCCGTTCTGGAGCTGCGCGAGGACGGCCATGTTGCCGTAGCTGCTCTCAATAAGGGCATCGCGCCGCTCCGCCTGGGCGTCCTCCTCCTCCTTGATGCGCAAGTAGGAATCGAGCTTCGCGTTCCGCTCGTCGAACGCGAGCCGCCGGTTCTCGAGTTCCTGTTCGTCCCGCTCCATCTGCTGCATCTTCAGGGCGTCGTCCCACGACTGCGCGCGCTTGACATCGCCGCGCCTGTCGGCATATTCGCGCTTCTTTTGCGCCTGCGTCTCGTCGAACTGGCGCGCGCCCTCCGCGCGATGCGCCGCGCGGTCGTCCATCTGCGCATCGAACTGCCGCGCGCCCTCCGCGCGGGCCGCCTCAATGGACGCCTGGCGCTCGTCGAACTGGCGGGCGTTCTCCTCGCGGTTCGCGTCCGCCTGCGCGGCCTGCATGTCTTGTCCGCGCCGGGCGGTCGCGGCGTTCATCGCCGCAATCGCCCTCTGGCGCTCGTCGTCCTTGATGTTCTTGCCGAACGAGAAGTTCGCAACCTGAAAACCTGCCATGGCCGTTCCTCCTTACGAAAACAGATTGTGCGAGCCCGCGAGCTGCGCGTACTGGTCGAACATCCCGGCGTAGTACGACGCCGCCGTGTTCTGCTGGCCGGCGACCTGCGCCGCCGCGCCGAACTCCGTGCTGTTCAGGGTGCCGGACGCGCTCGCCGCATGGATGCGGTTCGCCGTCGCCTGGTTGACGGCGTTCGCCGCGCCGATGGCGAGGTTGCCGCCAGCCGTCGTGAGCTGCCCAGCCGCCGTGAGCGCGTTCGCCTGCGCCGCCCGGAGGTTGCCCGCCGTCGCGTTCGCGTTCGCCGCCGAGGCCTGGAGCTGCCCCTTGTCGACGAGGACGCCCGCCGCCGATTTGACGGCGTTCGCCCCCGCGCCCTGCGCGTTGACGCCCTGCGTGACGATGGACGCGCCGGTGGAGCCGAGCGCGTTCGCGTCCGCGACCGCCCCGCGCATGGCCTCGAAGTAGCTCTTGTTCGCCCCCATGCGCGTCTTTGTCTTCATCGCGGCAAGCGCCGTGGCGAGCGCCTGTCCCGCCTGCTGCATGGTCGCCGCGCTCTGCCCGCTTCCCGCGCTCACGCCGCGCCGCGCCGCCGCGCGCTCGTTCGCCGCCGCCTGCGTCTCGTAGGCGCTCCGCGTGTCGTTCGCGGCCATCGAGACGGCGAGCGACGGGTCGAGGGCGGCCAGCACCTGCGCATACGTCCCGGCGAGCCCGCCCGCCGACTTGTCGAGGCCGAGGATTGAGAGGCCCGTGTTGATGTACTCGTTGCCGGATCCGACGAGACCGCTTCCCTCCCCGAACATCGTCTCGCCCATCTGCCGGAGAAGCGGCTCGTATTCTCCGAGGGCGGTTGCCGTGTTGGTGATGTCCGTGGCGTTCCGGCGAACGTCGTTCACGGAGTTCGTGATGTTCGACGCCGCAGCCTTCGCCTCCTCCGCGTACTGGTTGATCTTCCCGTAGCTCGACGTGGCGTTCTTCAGGTAATCGTCGATCCCCGCGTCGCCGTTGATGATGCGGTCGAGGGCGGAGCGGAGCCCGGCGTTGTTCTTCTGAAGGTTCCCGTATGCGTCGTTGAGCGTTCCCTGCGCCTGGCCGAGCGCGTTCTCCGCCGCGTTGCGGTAGGCGTTCGCGGCGGCGCCGGCCGTCGCCGATGCGTTGAAGCTGCGGTCGCTATACCATCCGAACCGACCGCCGCGATGGTATTCCTGGAGACCGAACGGGGAGGACACGTTCCTGTTGGTCGCCCCCGTGGCTCCGACGTTCGTCTCCGTGTAGATTTTTGGAACTGTGATTGCCATGAAGACCCTCCTACGTCCTGTTCGCGATCATCTGCCGAAGCTGCTGCACCTCCGAACGAAGGTCGCGCACCTTCCTGTCATACGTCTCCTTCAGAAACGCCTGGTTCTCGAGCAGGAGGAGAATCGCCTTCTGCACCTTCGGCTCCTTCACGCCGACCACGGAGATTGCCGCGTTGAACCGCTTGGTGCTCATTTCAGGCCCTCCATGCTCGACGCGACGGCGACGTGGTTGATCCGCGCCGCCCCCTGCACCTTGAACGCGAAGTACTTTTCAAGCCGCATGGAAGGGATCTGCCTCGGCGTCTGGCTCGTGATCGAGAGCGCAAGCGCGTGCGCGCCCGCCGCGAAGCACCCGTTCGGCGACGTGGCCGTCATGAGCGTGAGCGTCACGGGGTAGGCGTCGGAATAGACGCGCACGTTCCGCAGGACGAGGAACTGCGCGCCGACGAAGACCTTGCTCCGCCACTCGAACGTCTTGGCCTCCGCGCCGTCGTTCCACGCCTTGACGGACGAGTCGCTGCGCGAGAAGTCCGCGTACCACTCCCCGCCGGACGCCGCGACGGCGTCCATGGTAAGCACCGCGCCGTTCGACTCGGCAGGCACAAACGCGCCGTCAAACTTCCTGAACCACCCGCCGAACGAATAGCCTGGCTTCGGCGCGGCCGCAAGCACGGCCTTCCGCCCGACATGGCAGGCCGCCTCCGCGACGCCGCCAATCGAGTAGTAGGACAGCATCCCCGTCGCGAAGATCGAAAGTTCTCCCATCGTGCCCGTGTTGCCGTCCACAAAAAGGGCCTGCACGCGGGCGTAGCCCTCGGCCTGCACCTTTGTGAAGACGAGGCGCACGAGCATGTCGTCGCGCATGACAAAACGCCCGCTGCGAGATTCTGGATTGTTGGCGTCGTATGTCCACACCGCGCCCCAGGTGTCCGAATTGTCGTCGACCATCACCTCCACACGCACCGGCGTCCACACGTAGGTGACGCCTTCCTCCACGCTCGTTCCGTCGCCGAGGACGTGGAAGTCTATGTAGCGGGCGTTGCCGATCACCCACTTGTCTGGGTTTGTCTGGTCAGGTTCCGTGTCGATTGCAAGCCCGAACGCGAAAGAGCCGGACGGCAGTTCCGTTGGAATCACGTTGTCGCCGCTCTTGATGCCGTAGGACACGGTTATCGTCCCAGCCGTTCGCATGACGTACCGAGCCGTGTACTTGGAGGAGAGGTCGTTGCGGTTTACGGAGATCGAGAGTTCTGACGAGACGAACGTGGAATCGTTCAGATACCACCCGCTGAACGTGTAGGTCTCGTCGCTGTCGTCTGCGGTCAGTGTGTAGGTCGTCCCCTTGTAGATGCTGAACGACTGCGCGGCGAGCGTATCGACCTCTTCGTGGACGGAAGCGGATGCGGCGCACGTCAGCGTCACCTTGCCAACCGCGACCGTCGGGTCGGTCGCGTTCGCGACGCACAGCGCGAGCGTCACCTTGTCCTTCTCGGAGATCGCGAAGTCCACGCCCGCCGCGCTGGACGGCATCGAGAACGAGATCTGCGATTCGGTCGTAGATGGGTCGGTGATCCCGCTTGAAGTGATCGATCCGATCTGTCCGCCGAACGCCGCGACCGCGCGGACGACCACGGGCCGCGCCTCGCGAACCTGAGCGCTCCACGACGAGCCTGAGATGGATTCCTCCGTTCCGCCGTCAACCTGCACGTAGACGGTCGCGAAGGACGTGTCGCCGCTCTTCGTCACGGTCAGCGTGTTGGATGTGGAGACGAGGTGCGGAACGAACGTCAGCTCGCTGTTGCCGCCGAGTACGGACGCATAGACGGTGTAGTAGTACTGTCCCGTCCCGCCCGCTTCCGCCGCGTACTGCGCGCCGCCAGCCGTGAAGTAGTCCACGCGGTACTGCCCGATGTACGCCTCCTTGATCTGGCAGTAGACGTTCACGGATGTCTCGGCGTCGAAGCGCAACGCGGCGGACGACGGCGAGACGTCGCACAGCGTCGGGTCGTTCGTCGATGTCCTGATGACGCACTCGACAAGGGCGAAGTGGAACGAGAGGGCCGCGTTCGCCCCGCTCGTCATCGAGTAGGCGTATGTTCCGCCTTGCCCGTACGCTTCGAGATTGTCCGACTTCGACACCTGCGAGACGCCGTAGTGCGCCACCGGCGTCACCGAGATCTTGATGTAGTCAGTCCCGTCGGCGCGGAGATAGCCGGTGTTGGCGAGCTGCGCGCCGCTCTGCTTGCTGTACCGCCCCGCGATCTTCGCCGAACCGTTCGACCCAGCCGACACCGCGACGGGCCATGCGTTCTGCGCGAGCGTGCAGGTGACGACCACGTTCCCGGAAAGCGCGTCCGCCGTGTAGGTGTTGCCGCTGATCGCCGACCCGTTCACGTACCAGGATGCGACCGTCGGTGCTTCGTAGTCCGCCCGAGACGAGGCGAAGTAGAACGTGTAGGTCGTCCCCTGGACGAGCGTCTTGCTCGTCGTGCCCACGGCGTCGATGTAGACTTCGCCCCATGTAGGATGGTCTGCGATGGAAACCGAAATCGTGTAGGTCGATGCCGTGACGTTGAATGACGCGGCCTTTGTGAGAGCGACAATCGTTCCGCTGATCTCCGCCGAGTTGCTTCCGTAGATGGAGTTCACGCCGCTTGTCTGCGAAATGAACCCGTTGCCCGTTGAGAACACGTAGCCGGACGCGCACGATGCGCTTGCGGACACGTTGGAGCCGTGTTCCACGTAGAGCGTCCCGCTTCCAGAGAGCGAAATCGGGGAAATCGAGGCGGAGACGTAGTTCCCGGTCGAATGGTGGCGGACGTAGGAGACGGTCGAACTCGACACGCCCGTGCCCTTGCTGATCGTCAGGGCGTGCTTCTTGCCGTAGTCCACCACAAAAGCAGTCGAATCCGTGACAATCGTTTCGTATGTCGCCGTGGCTTCGGTAAAGGTGATGTTGCTGTCGTTGACACCCGACCCCGCTTTTGTCAGCCCATTGAAGAAATAGGACTGATGCCACGCGGCCTTGCTTGAGCTGGTACTCCCGACGACGGCAGTTGCCACGATCTTTACAACTGCGGACTGGCTTGTCTTTGTGAATGTTGCGGAATATGTTGAAGTCTTAGACTTTAACGTCTTTGAGACAGACCCGGCGACAAGCGTAGACCCGTCGTAAATTGCAATGTTCCCCACCTGCGTGCCGCCAACGGCATTCGTGGTTGCGGTAATGGTAATGTCATAGACCAGACTGACTGTAAACGATGTGCCCGCAGCATTGTAAACAGTCATCCCGTTCGTCACACTTGACGAGGAACTCACTGGAGGGTTCGTGGTTCCATAGAGAAAAAGTCTAGAACCAACTTGAACTCCATACGTATCATCATTCGACCCCATTCCGAGAGCAGAAAAGCTATATGGTGCGATCACCGTTCGATTGAGATCGGAATTACAAGTAAGCCCTGCTATCGTCCCGTTTACGCCGGCAAAGCCAAAATAGTAGAAAGTACCATCGGCGGAAAACTCATAGCAGTAAAACGGTCGAACGGTCGATGGGGCAGCATCGACATTGGTCTTGGAACAGGCACGGCATGTCGCGGTTGGAAGCAACGTGCCTATTGTAGCAACAACATTCCCATTGGAATCGAGGATTACATATCTACTCGACACAGCCATCGTCACGCCCCCACGAAATAGAGCCTGTCGTTCTCCACGTCCGTGAAGACGCAGGAGCAGTAGTCGTCATGCTCCGTGATGATCGGCCTGCCGCCCGTGTCGAAGTCGATCACGAACGCACGGCGCGTCCCGTCCGCGAGCGTGAACCAGCAGAAGAGCGCGTTGTCGTAGGCGGTCATCATGCACGACTCCGGATTGAGCGCGGACCACGAAACCTTGTCCCAGTAGAGCCGCGTGATGACGGTAGAGGTCAGCGAATCCTCCGAGAGGACGCAGATGCCGTCCTGCGAGGCGTAGTACACCTTCCCCTCGAACGTGCAGATCGACCGCGCCGAGACGCAGGCCTGCTCCGAGACGATCTGCGCCGCCGTCATGCCTTCCGGCGCCGTACCCGAGATCGCCCACGGGTAGCCCCTCGTGAGGATGAACGCCGTGTTGCCCGCCACCGCGATGCCGATTGCGAAGTCGCGGATGGTGTAGCGGTAGGCGTCCGGGAAGCTCGTGGGAAGCCCCACGTCAGAGAAGCACACGCAGCGCGGGTTGGAGCGGAGGAAGCCGACGTAGAAGTTGCCCGGCATCTGCGTCATCCACGTCAGGTCCGCCGGGGTGGACGTGATGTTCGGGGCCTCCTCCGCGACGCTCTCGTCGTTGATGTTGATCTTCAGCTTCGTCTCGAACGCGCCCTGCTCCCCTGCCGTGATCTTCTGCTCGCAGACGAAGCGCACGGTGTCGCTCGTCTCGCCCGTAACGCTCATGTAGAGCCGCCGCGCCACGGCCCAGTCAGGGATCGTGTACTGTGCCGTGGAGTGGGCGACCCCGACCCAGTTGACCTTCTGGTTGTTGTTGTAGTCGAACTCGATCATGTTGCCGTCCGCGTCGGTCGCCACGTTCGACTGGCCGCTCTCGTAGCCGTATTCGTCCACGAACGTCTGGAAGAAGTACGTGTGGCGGATGGTGTTCGGGTCGAGTTCGACGCTGTTCACGCCCTCCGGGTGCGACTCCGTCCAGTATTTCACCTCGACGGGCGGAGGAATCTCCTTGAAGAGCGGATGCCGGTCGTAGGTCTTGGCGTTTTTGGACGAGACGAGGACGCACGGCTGGTTCTCGCCGTTCGCGTCGCCGATGCCCGTCTCGCCGGAGACGAACAGGCGGAAGCGGTCGTCGTCGTTGATGTTGGACGGCGCGACCTGCACAATGCCCGGCCACGCGATCACGTCCCTCACGCCGTCGCCGCGCGTCCAGATGCGGATGGTCTTCGCGTACTTCACGTCCCGGAGGCCGTTTTCAAGGCGGATCGGCATGTCCGTCACGTCGGACGGCACGCGGATGGGGTTGATCTTCGTCGTGTGAAGGCGGCAGTTCTTCGCCACCGTCGCCTGGCTGTCGCCAAGGGCGGTGGCGTCAAGGCGCGGCTGGATGCCGCCGAACTCGTCGATCTTGATCCCCGTCGCCATGTCTCATCATCCCACCGTGTTCGTCTGCGTCTGGCTGTTGGTCGTGGTCGTCTGGCGCGCAAGCACGGCCTCCGCGTCGACGAGGATCTGCCGCCTCATGCCGGAGGTGATCAGCCCGTGCGTCAGGCGGTTGATCTCGCGCAGGTACGTGGTCGCGTTCATCCGCGCCCCCGCCGCGTCCGTCCACTTCTCGCCCTCCATCGCGTAGATGCGCATGAGCGTTCCGGCAAAGAGGGCCTTTTCGTACCGCTTCAGGAACCAGAGGGGCGCCTTCTGGTCGTCCGGCGCGGCGTTCACGTCAGGGACGACGGAGATGTCGGCATAGACTGCGTATGTCGCGCTCGCCACCGGCGCGCAGTCCGATGCGAACACAAGAGCGGGGCCGCCTGCGGTGTCCTTCGTCTCCAAAGAGCCGATCCCGACGGGCACGCCGTCCACGCCCGCTCCGACGAAGCGCTGGAAGTCGCCGAACGCGGGCGAGATGCCGCCAAGTTCAAGCGAAGCGGAGGTTATCGTGCCCGTGGTGCGCTCCCGCAGGGCCCCACAGCGTTCCGCGAAGTCGCAGACCGTATGCCAGAACTCCTTGACCATCATCACGTCCGTGATCGATGCCAGCTTGTAGGCGATTTCCGAAAGATAGGTCGAGACGTTCGTCGCCGTCTGCTGACGGAGCGGGACTTCGACCTGGTTCCACAGTTCGCCTGGAAGTGCGTATTTCATGACCTGACGCTCTCCGTGAACTTCACGTAGTAGGTCTGCGCAAGGGTTGCGTTCGCCGTGTCGGTGTCGTCCTTCAGGTACATCTGGTGGATGACGTAGTAGACGAGCGACTCCATCCAGCGGTCTTCCATGTTCACTGTGAACGCCCTGAACTGGTCGAGCGTGTACGTCGTGCCGCCGATGGTAGCGGGGAACGATTCGGGAACGTCAAAGTCGGCCTCCAGCCCGTTGATGAGGAGCATCTTGCCCGTCAGGAGGCCGTCAACGTACTTCGATTCGGGGCGGACGTTGCGGATCATCCGCAGCCCGTCGCGCATGGCGTCGAAGATCTCCGTCGGATTGAACCGATAGTTGTCCTCGTAGGTGTCGAGCAGCTTCACCCTCGCCTGTCTTTCGATTTCCTTGATTGTGAACATGGAGCCTCCTTGTCGCCTACATTATCGCCCCGCTTTATCCCCACTTTATCGTCGGTCTAGAGACCGTCGAAGAACCTCGCCGCGTCGTTCGCGTCGATCTCGATGCCAAGTTCGGCGACCGGCACCTTGTGCGCAACGTCGAAGCCCGCGTTCACCGCCTGGCGGAGCGCCGCGAGATCGATCTCGCCGTCCGGCCCCGTCACGTCGTCGAGGAGAGGCTTGGCCATCTCGACGATGCGCCGCCTACCGATTCCCCCGCCGAGCAGTCCGATCTTGAACTTCTTGAGCGGGTCGGTGAGCTTGGGCGCGACCTGCGTGACGAGGTGCGCGAGGAGCTTGTCAATGAGCTGTTCTGCTTTCATGTCCCTTTCCTTTCTTGTTTTTCGTGGCAATATGGCGCGGAGGGAAGGGCGCGCCCCCCTCCGCGCCACGCCGCTTACGCGGCGGCTGTTGCCGGCTTGACAGTCACCTCGGCAGCACCCCAGCCGGGGCAGATCGCGCCGTTCGGAACGACCAGCTTCGTGATGTTCCCGAGGATCGCCTGGACCTGCGCAATCGCCGTGGCGTTCGCCGTGCAGCAGCAGGTCATCTCCTGCTTCGCGAGCGCGACGTCCTTCGCCGCGAGCTGCAGCTTCAGGTCCATGGTGTTCTTCAGGCATTCGATCTCCGCCTGCATCTTCGCGCGGTCTGCAAGCCCCGCCGCGAGCGCGTCGCCGTAGGGCTTGAGGTAGTTCTGGAGGAGCCGGTTCGACTGTTCCAACGCCGCGTTGTCCGAGTACTTCTCGGACTTGAGGCGGGCGTTCTCGGCCATGAGGGACGCGACCGCGCCGTTCTGCGCGTTGCAGTTGCCTCCGCCGAACAGGTTGCCGAGAACGCCGTTGCCGTTGCCGTTCCCACCGAGCAGCGCCTGCGTCGCCAGCGCGATGATTCCAGAGGCGCCCATCCACTGTGCGCCACGTGAGGACGTCACGTCCTCGACCTTGCTGATCTCGTTCATTTCGTGTTTCCTTTCCTTTGGTTTTTCCTTTACTGCGCGGCGGCACCCGCCACCGTGACGCCCCCATGCTCGGCAAGCTCGTGCATCGCCACGATCCACAAGCAGCACGCGAGGATTGCGCAGGCCTTCTCGCAGTCGTCCCCGTGGCCGATGACGTAGGCGAGCACGGCATTCACGTCCTTCTCGTCGTCGATTCCGTTGTCATCGCCTACGATGTCGCGGATGCGCGTGCGGTTGCCCTCGAAAAGCCCACACAGGGTCTTCTCGGCATGATTCATGACTTTTTTCCAGTATTCGTCGTGGTTCATTTCGCTTCCTCCTTTTCTGTTGTTGTCTTGGAGTATTGAAGCCCTCCCGCCCGCGACAAGCCAACCGAAGCGCGGGCGGGGGGCAAGTGCCTATTCGACCGCGCCTCCCGGCGTGCATGAGCCGTCCGTGCAGGCTGCGCCCGACGGAGCGGTCGCTGCGGAACCCGTGCCGGACGACTTCGACATCAGCGCCGAGGCGCCGGCCTGGAGCGCCGTCTCGAGGACCCCGGCGGTGCGCCCGCCCGTCGTGTTCACGTCGGTCTGCGGCTTGATGTCCGTCGTGTTCGTGGGCGAGGCGGTCGGGCTGATCGTCTCGCTTCCCTCGTTCGCCTGGGTCTGCGTGAACCACTCGACCGACGGGAGCGCGTCGCCCTCGGCGGACACCACGCCGTTCGTGGACGACGCCCTGGCCGCGATTATGAATGTGCAGTCCTCGAAGTTGTTGTTCTGCGTCTGAGAGCGGGCGGGCTGCTCGCCCGTCGTGGAGCAGCCGCAGAACAGCGCGGCCAGCCCGGACGCGAGGAGCAGGGCCGCGCACTTCGCCGCCCTGCCGCACTTCTTCTCGACTTTCCCCTTGCCCTTTGCGATCTTGGCGGCTGTCTTCGCCGCGCCCTTGGTGGTCTTTCCCATTACACGCCTCCTTATGAATGAACCGCGAAGAGCTTGTCGATGAACGCGGCGATCTGCTCGTCCGACAGGTACTTGTCGATGACGGCGTCGTCTGTGGCGTTGATCGCGTCCAGCTCCGCCCCGTCAATCTCGCCGTCGTCGGCAAAGCCCTCCAGGCGCGCGGCGACGCACCGGGAGGCGTCGTTGGCCACGTCTACGACCTTCTTCTTGCCCTCGACCTTCACCTTTTCGGCGAAGGCCGCGTTCAGCTCGTGGACGGCGTTCTTGACCGCCTCGTTCGTGACATACCTTTTCACGAACCACTTGACCAGTTTCTTCATGATTTTATTCCTTGCTTGTTTTTTTTATCCGACGTGGACGGACTTCAGCAGTTCACCGGCACCCACCAGCGACCCGACGATGACCGTTCCCCATCCGATGATCCTGATGAGCGCCTTGATGATCCAGTTCTTCAGCGGCTCGTCGGCCTCCGACTTCAGGCCCTGCTCGAGGAGGGCAAGCCTTGCCTCGTGCTTCGCCATCCTCTCGTCGCCCTTCTCCAGCCGCTCAAGAACGGACTTGATGTTGCCGTTGAGGATCCCAAGCTCTCTGGCGAACTTGATGAAATAATCCTGCTGGCTCATGCGCCCTCATCCTCCTCCAGCTTCCTAATCGCCGCCTCGACTGCGACGAGTTTGATCCGGAGCCATGGGCGGATGGTGATGTACGCCGGGGCCGCGATCTTCTCATCGAGGTCCGACTTCTCCTCCCGGAGCCGCTCGGCCTCTGACTGGATGAGCGTCCCGCGCCGACGCGCCAGAACTTCTGCGGCCTCCGCCCTTTTGCTCATCGAATCGTATGCGCTGATGCTGATTGCCTCCGCATCGGCTCCCGCCACGCGCTCGGCCTCCGCCAGAATCTCATCCGCCTCCGCCTCCGTCACCTCACGCCATGCGTCAGGCGCGGCGTTCGCACCGAGGAACACGTCTCCCTCCGCGACCGTTTCGCCGTCGGTTAGTCTCATCCCAACGGCGGGGGAAAGCACCGTGATGCCGTTATCGGCTATCCTCGTTGTCATGTCGTTATGCCTCCCTTAAGCGAGTGTCCAGCCCTTGTCCGTTGCGACCTTCTTCTCCTCGTCCGTGAGCTTCGCGAGGTTCGTCGTACCGAGTGTGAGGGTCGGTGACGACGTGACGGTCTGGAGGCCGTTGATTACCACCATGAGCGAGTCGTGGGTGAGTTTCGTGGCGGACGAGAGATCGACCGAGACCTTGAAGTTTGGATTTCCTGTTATGGTTGTAAGATTCGTACACGCGCCGAAGCAATATGTGGTGTCCGTTGCGTTCTGTCCGAAACCGTCGGGGAGGCTCAGGGATGTCATCGACCGGCAGAATCTGAAGCAGTGGGCGACGTTCGTCGCATTCTGTCCGAAACCGTCGGGGAGGCTCAGGGATGTCAGACTAATGCCGTCCAAGAGGAATGCTCCGACGTCTGTCGCATTCCGTCCGAAACCAGCCGGAAGAGTAAGATGTCGCAGAACGCGACATTCTCGGAAACAGTTGACAATACTTGTCGCGTTCTCTCCGAAACCGTCAGGGAGGGTCAGGGATGTCAAGTGTTTACAGTTATAGAAACAACCTAAGAGGTTTGTCGCTGATTTCCCGAAACCTGCTGGAAGCGTGATAGAACTTGCGCCGCATTCGTAGAAGAAATACTTCAAGTTATCCATAGCCAGCACGTCTACGACCATCGTCTTCGGAACTACTACGCTTGTCGCGTCGTCTCCGGCAAAAGCGGCTCTTGGATTAGTCGGAACAGGCTCTGTCTGAATCTGCTCGACGAGAGCAGGCATTCCCGTCAGCTTCGTGCCGTCCGGGACGACAACCCCCTTCGCGGCGATTGCATCCTTCAGCGCGGCGTGCGCGGACACCACCTTCGCGACATTTTCTGCGAGAGTGCTCATGCGACCTCCTCCAGCGCGGCGTTGGCGTTGTCGACCTTTGCGGCGAGCGTGTTTAGTTCGGATTTCGTGGCGGCGTCGGTGATGCCGTAGCCCGCGAGCGTCTTCGCCTTGTTGGCCTTGGCTGCGGCCATCTCTTTGAGACTGGCGTATTCACCTCCAGTAAACGAAAGATTATCAAGTCCTGTCAGCATTATGCCGTTGCGGAACTCGGTTAGATCAAAAACTATTTTTTGATTACCAAAGTCCGGCGCGGATGTCGCGGCCAGCGCGCCGACCTGCTTGGCTGTCACGCGGTGCGGGTTGTCCGTCCGGTCGCGGTGGCTCCTGAAGTCCGCACTCGCCTTGTCGACGGTCTCCCGAATCGCCTTGCCCTTGTCGCCGGGGTACGCCGTCGTCGCGGTCTCCCCGAGGGCGAGCGACGGGGAGATCTCGACGTATTGCGTCCCGCTCCAGCGGTAGGTCAGGTTCGTGTCCTTCGCGACGAAGATCCTCCCGGCCTCGCCGGTCGCCGGAAATGCCGACACGGAATCGTACTCCAGCACGTCGTCGACGAACGACGGCAGCTGCGCGGCGGGGACCTTGCCGCCCACGAGATCGGCCTTCGAGGCGAGGTCGGACTTGACCTCTTCCTTCTTCGCGTAGTCCTTGAGACGCCCGTCGAAGTCGCCGAAAGCCGTCTCCACACGGTCGCGCGCCGCCTCGGCGTCGTTCTTCGCCGCAAGCGCAGAAGACGCGCTCGCCGCCGCCTCGTTCCGGCTGGACTGGGCCTCGGACGCCGCGCTCACCGCCGCCGCCTTCGCCGCGACGGCATCGTCGCGCTTCTCCGAAACCTCCGCAAGGTCTTTCTGAAGCCGCTCCAGCGTCTCACGCCAGTCCGGCAGAACCGTCGGGTCTTCCGTGGACGCCGCCGCCCACTGCCGAACCTTCACGCGCCCGACCGCGTACTGCGCCGCGTCCACGGCGGAATCGACGATGACGCCGAACGGCAGCGTGTCGTCGAACGCCACGCCGCGAAACGCGCACCGCAGCCTGTCCGTGTCGAACTCGACGGGCGTCAGCGACGAGAGGACGCCGCCGGAGGGCTCCCACCTGTCGCCCTCCGCGAGCGGATAGCGCGCGAGGTCGCGCCCGCACTCGTCCACGAGGCGGAACCTCGCGGACGGCCCGGAGAAGGCGTCCGACGCGCCCCACGGCGGGATGTCGCCCGGAAGGCCGGAGATCTCAACGTCGATCTTCGCCCCGACGGTGATCATGCCGCTCGCCACGGACAGCGCGCGGTTCTTCGCGTCAACGGTTATCGTCAGCTTCGGGTTCATTCTCAATCCCTCACAAAACCATGCTCGTGTCGATGAAGCGTCCGCCCGGCGGCGTCTCGTGCCTCATGCGCAGCTCGCTCTTCGCGTTCTCGTAGCTGACGCGCTCCAGCGCGGCGACCTGCGGGTCGCTCCACGCGCGGCCCGTCATCGAGCAGAGACGCGCCAGCACGCCGGAGCAGATCGCCTCGCCGTGCGCCGCGACGAACCCGTGCGGCGCGCGCTCGGACTCCAGCGACGGCGCCTCCTCCTGGAGGACGCGCATCGCGCGCGGCTCATCGTTCAGGTGCGCCTCCTGCGGCGGCGCGGCTGGCGCATCGAGCGGCGGAACCCAGCGCGGCGACAGATGAAGCACAAGCGGCCTCGCCCCGTGCGTCGCGTAGTCGATCCCGGCCTTCAGGCGCTGTGTCCCGACCGCAACCGCGCGGACGCCCGTCACGACGCCGCCGAAGACGGACGCAAGCGGATAGTCCAGCCGCCCGCGCTCGATCTCGACGAATCGCTCCGCCGTGAGGCACTTCGTCTCGCGGCAGAACTCGCGGAAGACGTCCCGAACGGCCTTTCGGATCATCAGGTCCGTGCATCCGGGGAGCCGGTAGACTAGGTTCTCGGCCAGTTCGGCGACCGTCTCGAACTCCGGCGGCTCCTGCTCTTGCTGGAATGAATTGGCCATGCCCCGCCCTCCGCGTCCCGTCAGACGTTCACGCCGCCGTTCAGCGCGCGCTCGACATCGCCGGAAGAGGCTCTTTCGGCATCGGGATGCCCAACGGCAGCCTTCGTCCGACGCTCGGACTTCCCGCCGACTTCCCTCTGCGGAAGCGTCACGTCGTAGGGCGCGGCCTCTCCGACGTCCTTCTGCGTGTTGTCCTCGTAGACCTGCTTCTCAAGATTGAGCTCGCCCTCGCGGACGTTCATCTTGAGCTTCGCCTCCAGCATCTCGTCGAGCGTGCCGGGCTTGATCTTCTTCGTGATCTGACTGATCACCTCGTCGGACGAGATCACGCCGCGCTCGATGGCCATGGCGACCTTGGCTGTGATCTCCTTGAACTTGTAGTTACCCTCGATCTCGCTCGTCCACGGGACGACGCTCCCGTTGTCGATGTGGATGAAATACCTCTGCGTGCCGATCATGCCTGTCTCCTTTCCGTGTTCACGTCTCCATTCGGGTGGAAGTCCCCGCGCCGGCGAGACGAATTCCGGCGCGGGGACGGTGAATCACGAAACCGTGTTCGTGCGAACGTGGTCCGCCGGGTCGAAGTCCGTCCCGCCGTCGAGCGCGGCATCGAAGTAGCCCGTCATCCAGTCGCCGGAGACGACGACCTTGACGACGCCCTTCTTGAACGCCGCGCCGACCTTGACGGCGAGCTGCGCTTCCATGCTGGGCGTGACGGTCGCCGCCGTGGAGGCGACGACGCCCGCGTCGAACGGCTTGAAGACCGTCGCGGGCGCCCCCGTCGCGGTCGCGGACAGGCTCGCGAGCTCGGTCGCGGTGCCGCTGTCCGCGCTCTCCACCGTCTTGTAGACCTTGAAGGTCGAGGCCGTGTCGACGCCCGTCAGCTGGACGAGCGCGATGTTGCGCGGCACGAATCCCTTGGGAAGCGTGCCGATCTCGTAGTACTTCGACGTGTTGAGCGCCTCGAGCGCGGCGAAGTCGATCCGGCGTTCCAGCATGTAGGAGCGGACGTTCCACTGGAGCCCGTCGCCGAGGAGGCTCTTGTCGTTGGTGTGTGCTGCCATTTCTCAGTTCCTTTCTATCAGCCTCCGGGGGGAACGCCCCCGGAGGCGTTTCTCGTTCAGCCAAGGGAGATGACGGCGTAGCCCATCAGCTCCGGGTAGCTGGCGAACCAGTCGTAGATGCCCAGGGAGCGGTAGAAGTTGCCGTACTGGTCCTTGTCCTTGATGTTCTCATCGATGGTGATCTCGTCCGCGAACTCGATGGCCTGCGTGTTGAGGAACATGCAGAGGAAGCGCTTCGGCAGCGAGTTCCCCGTGTCCTCGGCCCACATCGGCATCTGGTTGCAGCCGATGATGTTCGCGCCCGCGATGTCGCCGATGTACTTGACGCCCTTGCGCAGGACGCTGAGCTGGTCGCCCATGCGGTCGGCGTACTTCAGCTCCGAGTTGATGAGGCGGTTCTGGATGCACGTCGGCACGACCACCTTCACCTCGCCCATCGAGCCTCCCGGCCACTCCTCAAGCGCCGCCACCATGTTGGTGATGGCCTCGGTCGCGGAGGCGGTGTGCGTCTTCGTCGCGCGCGCGGCGGCGGCCTCGGCGTCCGTCTTGTAGATGTAGAGCGGCGCGGTTGCCGTGCCGAGCTCGTACATCCCGGAGCGGATGCCGGCCTCGTTGCCGATGTTCGCGGCATGGGACTTGAACGGGATGTCGGCGAAGAACTCCATGTCGCGGTCTTCCGTGAACTGCGCCTGCGCCTCCTTGTTCATCTTGGAGTCCAGGTTCTGCGGGCAGAACAGGTCGTCCTCGATGCGGATGTGGAAGGCGATGTCGCGCTCGCGGTTGATCGTGAACACCTCGTCCTTGCCCTGGAGCTCCTGGTACACGACCGGATCGCCGGGCTTGCGCTTCTTCGACTTCAGGAGCGGCATCACGGGACGCCGGATCTGGAACCCGGAGTTGCGGAAGCGGCCCTTGAAGTTGTGGGACGTGAGCTTGTCGATGAGGGACAGATCGCGCGTCCGACGACGGAACTCCGTCTCGAAGATGATCTGCTGCGTGCTGGGGAATGCGGCCTGCTCCCCCGGTTGCTGTCCGAAATGAGGCAAAATGTCTGCCATTTTCTCTTCTCCTTCCGGCTCCCTGACGAACGAAGGGCTACAAACGCCGGGTCTTTACCCGACGCGCCCCTCGTTGAGAGCCTTGCTGAGCCGGGCCGTCATTTCGCGGTATGCGGCCATGTCTCCGCCGTCGCGCGCCCCCTCGGCCTTTTCAAGCTCCTTGAGGTACTCGTCGACGGTGTACTTCTTCTGGCCGTCCGCGTCGGACGCACCCGGCTGTTGACTGCCGCCGCCTGTCGCTACGGGGTCGGGCGCGGCGACCGTTCCCGAACCTCCCGCCGGATTCCTGACGCCGATGCGCCGGTAGAACGAGCCCACGAGCGTGTTGAAGCGCGAAACGTCGCGCGTCGTCATGATCGCGTCGTAGGTCTCCTGGTTCTCGGCGCGGAACTGCGCCCACATGGACGCCTTGTCCCCGCCGGGGGCGATGTCCTTGAAGAACTTGGCGTTGTCCCTCCCGACCTGACCGTAGAAAGCGCGCCTGTCGCGCTCCTCGATCTCGGCCCGGAGTTTGTCCACCTCGCTCTTCTGCTCGGCCCTGACCGCATCCGCGACCTTCGCGGAGACGACCGCCGCCGAGCGGACGTACTCCTTCGGCGTCTCGCCGATCTGATCGGGCGTGAGTCCGTCGACGACCTCCCCGGCCGCCCTGTCCGCATTGAGCTTCCGAAGCTCCTCGCGGAGCTGCTTCAGTTCCTCTCCCTGCGCCTTCAGGCGTCCGGCCATCACCTCGTTGGTGTGCCGCGACTTCTCCAGTTCCCTTGCCATGTCGTCGGCTGTCCCGGCGGCATCCGGCTTGACGCCGCCAAGCGCGGCCTCGACCTGGTTCTCGTTCTCGCTCATCTTGCGCCTTCCTCCTCAATAAGCCCGGAAAGCCTCTTCCGGGAGTTTACTGCCGTCGCTGGGAGGGGCAGACGATCCCTGTTCCCCCGACGTATTTTTGTCTTCCGCGCTCTCACAGGACGCCCCCCGTTGCGGGTTCCTTCGACTCGCCGTCCGGCGGCTTCCCGGCGGCGAGCTCCAGAGCGCGGTTGGCCGCGTCCCTGATCCTGCGGTAAGACGAAATCTGTGATGCCAGGTGGCAGAGCCGCGTCTCGCGGTGCTCCTCCGCGCTCTCGGCGAGAGCCACCTGGAGCGTGACGTTCTCGTCGATGAGCGCGTCCATCCACGCGGCAAGTTCCATCGTGCGCGTGACGTCGCAGCACACGGCCATGACCCGCTTCGCGTCATGCTCCTCGATGCCCGTCAGCTGATTCATGCCACGTTCCTCCTCTCCGCGACCGTTCCGGGCGCCGCGCCGCCGCCCTGCCCGTTGGCGACCTGCTGTGGCTGGCCCTCGACGCGGGCGACGTTCGCCTGCTCGGGAGACGGCTGCGCCTCCTCGCCTCCGCCCGCGCCCTGCTCCTGCTGCGCAGACTGCTGGGCCGCGGCCTGCGCGTCCATCATCTGCTGGATGAACGCCATGCGCTCCTTCGACGGGATGATCCTGTCCGGGTTCACGCCGAGGCTGTCCAGCTCCGGGCGCAGCAGCTCGAAGAACGCCTCGACCGTGAGCGCGCGCGAGTAGACCGGGTGCGTGCCGAGCATCGTCGTGAACTGGATGCGCCGCTGGCTCTCCGCCTCGCGCAGGATCTTGCCCATCAGCCCGGACGGGTTGACCTCCACGTCGCCCTTGACCGACATGTCGTCCGATTCGAGAAGGTTGTAGACGTGCGTGTTCCTGACGACGGGGATGATAAGGTTCAGCCCGAGGTCGCAGATCGCCATGTTGATGACGCGGCACGCGGCCTCGCTCATCATCGCAAGTCCCGACGCCGTGCGCCCCGCGCCCGTCAGCGTCCGGGACGAGCCTATCGTGTACTGTGGGATGCCGCTGTCGTCGTCCGCCATCTCCGATGCGGCCTTCAGGAGCATGAGCTGGCTCTGCGTCGTGTCGGGGACGGTCAGGACGTTGAGCGGCGCGCCCGTCCCGGCGGCGGACTCCTTGAAGCCGAACATCTTCCCCGCCCGGATCGCAAGCGCGGGCGAGCCGTCGAGAGACACGACGCGGTTCACGGCGCTGCACACGAACATCCCGTTCGACGAGAGCGCGCCGTTCAGGATGATGTTCTTCAGCGAGTTGTTCTGAAGGTTCTGCGCCGAGTAGAGGATGTCCGCGAGCGAGTCGCCCCACCAGGAGTCGGGCGTCTCGTAGAGACACACCTTCGCGAGGGGGAGGGCCATCCTGTCGTCGATGATGCGGCAGTAGACGACGTAGCCCGCGATCACGACGGCCTCCGTCTTGTAGTACCGATGGTAGACGATCTTATCGCCGTCCGGCGTCCGCGCGATGCCGAAGCCGATGAGCATCGAGCCGCGCACGGACGCGAAGCAGCGGATGCCCTCAAGCGTGCAGTCGTCGTGCGTGACGAGCGTGTCCCGCTCCATCTCGCGCCGCACGAGGTCGTAGGAGTCGAGCTCGAGCCGGACGCCGCCCTTCGGGTACTTCGAGAGGAGCGCGCGCACCGTCGCCGCCTGCCAGCCTTCGGGCCGCCCCTTCGTCTCCGCCTCGGCGTACTGCCAGAGCGCGTCCGCCGTGTAGCGGACCTTCATGCAGAACGTCCCGTCCCCAATGCGCTTCGCGTTTGGCGCGGGGTAGCAGTCCCACGGGCTGACCGCCTCGTAGACGGGGCGCACGACGTACTCGCGGGTGTACTTCACCGCGCCGTCGATGCCCTCGACCTCCCTGCACTTCTGGGACGCCTCCACTCGGGGCGTCGGACCGACCATCACCGCCGTGCCGTAGGAGCAGATGTAGCCGACGACGGCGTTGAACGCATCGATGAAGCCGCCCTCGACGAGCTGGTCGTGGATGAGCTGGTCCATGCGGTCGCATCGGACGCGCGCCCACTCCATCTCGCGCCGCCGCACCTCGTCGTGCATCTCCGCGACGCGGATGATGATCGATACGTAGAACGCCGCAAGCTCCTTCGGGTCCTGGAACGGAAGCCCTCCGCGCCGCACGAAGAGCGCGACGATCTCCTGCGCGATCTCGGCGAGGATCTTCCGCGTCGCCGACTCGGGAACCGTCGGCTTCGGCGTCGGCGAGAGAACGTAGAACTTGTCGCCGGACTGCTTGATGATGTCCGTGAGCATCGCACGCGCCGCCCGCATCTTCATCAGCGTCAGGGGGCGGTAGTTCAGCTGGCCGATCCCGCTCTGCCTGAGAATCGCCTCCTGCTCGGGGGCGTACTTCATGCGCATCGCGCGTCCCGCGCGCTCCAGCATCGCGTCCACGCCGCTCATGCGCCGGTGCTCCGCGTTGACGCGGAACTCTTCGACGAAGAAGGACGCCAGCCGCGTCATGGGCGCGGTCGTCGGGACGACGGGCGCGGGCGCCGGGTTCCCCGTCGAGGGGACCCGCTCCTCCGGCGCCTGCACGTCGAACGCATCTGGTTTCTCCTTTGACATCGCCTGTATTATCGCCCCGCTTTATCTCCGCTTTATCCCCCTAAAGGCACATCGCCTGCGTCGCCCCGTCCCCGCACATGGACTGGTAGCTGCGGTCGCGCTCCCGCCGCAGGGCCGAGAAGTCAACGCCCCCCATGGTCACCGCGACGACGGGGTACTGGAGCGAGTCGTGGACGTGCGTGTAGAAGTTGTTCTTGTCCGGCCCCTCCGAGAAGCGCGGCTTCCCGTCCGCGTCGCAGCGCTGCCGCCTGTAGCAGTAGTGCCCGTTGAAGCCGTCGATGAGCGTCTTGCAACGCGCGTCGACCTCCATGCGCCGCTCGCGCAGCAGCTTCTCCACCGCGTCGCGCCGCGTGCGGAAGTCGTTGCTCAGGTCGGGGCACGGCTCCGTCGGGATGCCGCGCCTGTTCAGAAGCTCGATGCACGTGTCTCCGTAGGTCTGCGTCCGCTGACGCCCCGCCGGGTCGCAGTAGTTCATGATCGCGGGGCAGTTCATCGGCCAGCCGAAGCGCTCCGTCAGCTTCGGGATCACCATCGTCGAGACGAACTCGTCGAGCGGCATGTCCGACGACGGCAACTCGTCGAGGACGCGGACGATCCCGTCCGGCCCGACCTGGAGGAACGTCATCGCCGGCGTGAGGCCGAAGTCCGTCCCGAGGATGAGCGGCCAGCCGCGAAGGAACTTCAGGTCGCGCTTCACGTGGATGTCCGGGTTCCACGACGTGTAGATCGGCTTCCCGTCCACGGACGTGCCGTACTGGTTCAGGCACCACTTCTTGATGTCGTCAGGGTCGCCGCCGACGAGCATCTTGCGGTAGTACCCGAAGCCGCCCTTCAGGTGCGCGATGTTCTCCGCGGGGCGAAGCCCGAACCTCCTCGCGTTCTCCTCGTCGTTGTTGAGGTAGACCTCGCGCCCCGCCTCGTCGACGGTCTTGATGAGCGCGGGCGGCTGGACGAAGAACAGCATCTTGTCCGGCTTCTCGTCAACCTCGAAGCGGTGCATCCAGTTCGTCTCGTTCGGCGAGTTCGAGTCGATGATCGTCCCGAACGAGTGGTACAGCGGAGGGTCGCCCTCGTTCGGCGGCTTCACGGGCTGGAAGCGCCCGACGCGGGAGTTCGCCATCCAGATGCGCTTCCAGGGTATCGAGTTGCCCTCGTTGATCCACGCCCCGGACGGCTCGAACGACTTGATCGCGCGCTCCAGCTCGTCCTCCTCGACGTCGAACGGGATGAACACGAAGTCCGTCCTGCACCACGTCCCGTCACGGTGGATCGACGGGACCTCCATGCGCCCTTCCAGCGACGGCTGCTGACGCGCGATGCGGAAGTTCGGAAGAACCTCCCGCATCGTCTTGATCGTCGTGTTCCACAGCTCCGGCTTCGTGTCGCGGCCGACAAGCCACTTCGACCACCGAACGGGATGGCGCTTCCCGTCGGGCATGACGCTGCTGTCCGGGTCGTTCTTCGCCGCCCCGAAGTCGAACGCCGGCTGGAGCTCCGTCGTCAGGGACATGTGCTTGCAGCAGCCGACGCTCTTGCCGCTCCCCATCGGGCCGCGAACGATCATGAACTCCGCAAGACCTGCCGGGACCGCGTGGAACGCGCGGAACGTCGGCGACGGAACGTACCTGAACTCCCTACCCATCCGCGCCGCCCTCCAGCGCCTTCACCACGGTGTCAACGTCAACGACCCCGCCAGACGGAAGCGCCGACCTGATCGCGTCGCTCCCGATGAGGTTCATCTGCACGTTCGAGATCTGGTACACCATCGGATCCCCGTCCGCGCCCCCCTTCGCGCCGCCCGCCTCCGCGCCGTCCTCACCGAAGCGCCTGCGGTCGAGCCGCTCAAGCGTCTGCATCACGAGCTTCGCGTTCACCAGGCACTTGCCCTTGTCGTCCTTCAGCAGCGTCTTCAGCTTGTCCGTCGCAAGGTCGGCGACCTCCTCCATGTCCTGCGACCGCGCCGCGTCACGCATCCGCTGAACGTACTCGTACACCGTCTTCGCCTCCGGCCACAGGTCGAAGGCGAGGTTCATCTCGTCCTTCGTCGCAGCAGTCGATTCAAGCGCAAGGCCGTACCGCTTCGTCCGCGCGTACTCGACCAGCGTCCGCTTCACGAGCGCAAGGTCAACGGGCGGCGCGTCAAGCCCCGCGCGCTTCAGCTTCTTCTCCGCGACCTCCTTGCGCTTCCGCTCCTGAGCCGCTCCGTCGTCGTCAAGCGTCAGCCTGGCACGCGCGTAAAGCGCGTCCCATTCGGCGTCAAGGCTGCGTGACTTCATCTCCATGCCGAAATGATACCGCCGCTTTATCTCCGCTTTATCCCATCGGCATGCGCGGGAGTCCCCACGTGCGCCACGGCCCCCGGCGCGCGGCGGGCCTCTCGCCCCCCATACCCCGTCGCGCATGGCCGCGCATGGCTTGGCCGTGTCGAACTCCGGCGCGTCCGACGACAGTCCCGAACAGGCGCATTTGCGGCGCGAATCGGCGCGAGAGGGTACACTACCCTAACGAATGTAGGCGAAAATCCATGTAAAAGCGCGTGCGAACGCCTCGCGTGGCGCGTTGTCACAAGATTATCACAAGACTGGCGGCCTAAACCGCCCTGGAATGGCCATCTATGGACGCAACGAGACCGACGGCTCATGGCCGAGCGTCCTCGCGGCCTCGCGCCTCGATGCGGCAGGAAGGTGAGGCGTCATGGCGGCATGGAGCGATGGCAGAATCTACCCTCGTCCAGCCGTCCAATGCGCATCCGCGCGCGCGACCCGTCGGTGTTCGCGCGAGCCGCCCCTGCGCGGCGAACGCTCTTGCGAGCAATGGATATATCCCGCTGTTGCGCGAAATATCCGCCAGCCAAGCACGAGCCGAGGCAGACGGAAGCGACAGACGGATGCCTCATGCGCCGAATGACAGCCGCGCAAGGCGTTTCGTGGACTGACAACAGTGACACTGACAGGACACCCACCCTTATAGGGTGTCCTTGTCATGTCAGTTGTCAGTGAACGCCGACTGCCACTGCCACCACTGACAAATGTCAGTAATGTCAGTTGTCAGTGAACGGGAAAAGCCCCGTAAAAAAATAGGTATAAAAAAGGTATTGACACAATCATCTATTTATGTTATACTATTGTTGCGGGTTCGAGTGGGCCCGAACGAAAAGGCAACGAAATCAAGGGCAGAACGCCCGAAAGGAAATAGTCAATGAAAACGCAATACTACACCCTGGAACTGAAGCGTGTGCCCGACAACGGGTTCTACAGGCTCGATTACGAATATTTCCGCGACGTGCACGGGCGGCTGTGGCGGAATGCCGGGCGGATCGGGGAGCGTCCCCTGCGCCTCTACCACTGCGAGCCGAGCGGAGAGCCGTCCGGCCCGATTTGGGGCGGTGTCGGGCGCGTCTTGGTCGAGGACGTTGAGACGGATTTCATCCGCCGCGAAGCCATGATTTGACACAACACAACGCAAAAGGAGACAGACAATGAAAAGACCAGCAATGACAATGTGCCACGCGAACCCGAAGGGGACGGGGACTGCCCTCCGCCTCGAACTCCATCCGGCGCGTCCTGATGCTGAAGGATCAATCCTTGCGACGATTGCGCCGCAGAAGGCGACGACGCCAGCGGTTGCGTTCGGCTGGGACGATGCGATAGCCGTCAGACTCGGCATTCTGGACCTTGCGAAGGTCCTCCAGGTGTTCCGGGGACAATTTGAATCAATCGACGACGGCAAGGGGCTTTTCCTCCGCACGGCCAAGGAATGCACGGTTGTCAGGCTCTACCACCGCATCGAGCCCGTCGGCGGCTACGTGCTCGACGTTTCGCACAAAACGAACGGCGGCGAGACCGTCTGCCAGAGCTTCGCGATGACCTATGATGAGGCGTTCGCGATTTCAGAGGCAATCGACCATGCAATGTTGTATGTGTCGTTCGGCGTGCCGGTTGCGGACTGAAGACAACCGCCCGCGCCGTCAGGCCGGCGGCGCGGGCAACACGAAAGGAACAAATACAATGAGCAACCTTGACATGATTCTCGACGAGTACGCGAAGCGTGGTCTTCTGGACGGCAACGCCGTCGACAGGATCGGCGCGGCCGTCCACCGCGACGCCATGAGGCACGAGGTTCTTGTGCGGGCGGCGAGGGCCGTCGCGACGCAGGGCCGCGACGAAAACGGAGGACGAATGACCATGAAAAAGCTCTACTGCGTCGATACCCACGTCATCAACCCGTCAACGAAAACGACGGTCTGGAAGACGTGGGCCACAAGCGCGAAGAAGGCCATTTCAAACGTCAGATGGCGGATCGCCGGAGGCCGTTGCGGAATCTCAACGGCGTACTGGAAGGCGTGGGCCGTCGCATGAGCGCGATCAGCGATCAGCTTTCGGCCCTGCGCGACGCCCTTCGCCTCATGCGCGAGTGTGCCGAAAAGTACGCCGCCTTCGTCCGCTCCGGCGGAGAAGGCTGGCCGGACGCGGGGAAATTCTTCTCCGACGCGGAGAGGCGGCTCGATGAGCGGCTTGAAGCCGTCCGGCACAAGGACGAGGAACGCCGCAGGCGTTTCGACGCCGTTCCCGTCCTTCAGGCCGCGCTCCGCTTCAGGGACGGCACGACGCGTCGCGTGGCCGTCTCCAAGCCAACGGACGAGATCGACGAGCCGTTTGTCGGCGAGATGTTCTATGACGCGCTGACGCGGCAGGGCGTTATCGCGACGCTCGAAGACTATCCCGTCCTCGTCGTGGACAGGCGGAAGCGCGTCGTCGCGAGAATACCAACAGAAAGCATTATGCTATAATATCCATCAACAAAGGATGTGATATGCCATACCAGAAGAAATACAAGACAAGGGCCGAGTTGAGCGCGGCATTAAGCGAGGCCGCGAAGAACCGCAAGGGCAACCACGGAGGCCGCCCCAAGGGGTCGAAGAACAAAGGGCCGTCGAAGCGGACACCGACGCGCACCATGACGATCCGAGAGCCGGACTACATCGTGTTCAGCAAGTGCGCACACGCCGCGAACGTCCCGATGGTCGAGTTCATGCACATGAACGCCGAGGGGCTTAAAGCGCGCAACCCGCATCTGTTTTCTGAATCTGCGCCGACGGTAGAGGCGTAGGACTATCCGAGCCGTTCAATCGAGGCGAAGAGCGCATCCAGCACGCCCTTCGCCTTTTCGCTTTTCGCCTTGACGTCGCTTGCATCGACCGTCGCCTTTGGCGGTGCGAGACCGATGAGGCTGTCCGCCGTGCATCCGAAGAACTCGCACAGGCGCATGAGGTTGTCGATTGACGGCTCGGTGTCGCCGCGCTCCCATGCGCCGTAGCCGACGTCGGTAAGCCGGAACTGCCGCGCCATATCGCGTTGGGTCAAGCCCTTCGCCTTGCGCAGTTCCTTCAGCCGCTCGGCCAGCCTGTTTCTATGTGTCATTGTAGACGCCTCACTTGATTGACATTGCTACGGCCGACGGTTTTCAAAATAATCTTGCCGAACGTCTTCTTTTATCTGTTCGTTAAACTCTTGCCATTCTCCATCTGTCATTTTCGCCCGCATTTCTCTTCCAAGCCGATTCTGTTCTTTTATTGACGCAAGGCCATTTGACAACACAATTGCGAGTGCAAAACCCAAATACCATGCCGTCATCATTTCACTTACATCTTCCGCACAAGCCTTGCTCTTGACTTTCTCATAAATCCAGCCAATCAGTAAAAAGGACACGATGGCAATGCCGATCAATTGCTCATAGGCTAAGATGTAGATTGAATCACGAACAGCGATTATTGCTTTTACTGCGAAGAAACCAACAATCACGGCAACGCAAATCGAGTGGAATTGTTTTCGTCTCAAGGTGTTCATAATCAATGTGCCTCTTGAACAAGGTTCTTTACTTTCTCAATGCTTATGCCAAGGACATACTCAATCAAGGCATTGAACGCTGCCGCGTCCTTACATTCAGGAGGCAAGTCCTGATTGATGTATCGCACCCCATGCGAACTTGTCGGAAGAGAGCCATATAGTGTAATACAATCAGCCCAACCATATTTCAATGACATTCCGCGCACTATAGATAGATCGACAAGCTTGTTCTTTGATGGCAACCGCCAAACATCGGACGATCCATCCACATCCGGTACAAACCCCAACGCGAGAAAGTAGTCAATCGTCAAAACCATTGTCAGAATTCTCTCGGAAGCCAGCCCTTTTCATTGCGTAGTGGCGGCATAATGCCTTCTTCCTTCAGGCGTTCAAGAATCTTTTTCTCGTACCGTGGATTCCACCCATCCCAGTTGCAATCGTAGCAAGTTGAACAACAGAACAGCCCATATCCTCCGATTTTCCGCAATGGGTAATGCCCCATGCCCTGATAGAGCTTTCCACCGCAGATGTCGCATTTGACCTCTTGCGCTATGCCGCCATGTGCAAGCAGCCATTCTTTTGTCACTTCTGTATTTCTCATCGAATCGCTCCTTTAGCCATTCCAGTTTGTCATTATACTAAATTTTTCGCAGGCCGACTATGCCGAAATAAAAAAAACTCATTGTAGATTGCGGAAGTAAACGCACCCGATTAGGTGTGGTTACTTCCGCAATGGGG